GTAGTGGTTATCCGTCTTCCCAACACGCTCCATGTGGTCGCGGATCTTGCGCCAGTTGTTGAGCGTGTCAGGATCCATCACCTGCCTTGGCCTCTTAGTGGCTTGCGGCCGCGGCGCCGTGGGCGGGACTGCTGGCCGTACCCCTGGCGGGTGGTCTTCGGTGGCCCTGGCTGGTGCTCGATGCGAGCGGTGCCGGTCTTGGATTTGACAGCCATCAGATCCCCAGCAGCTCCTTCAGTTCCTCCACCGTCAGCCCACTAGCGGCCAGCTTTTCAGCAGGCGTCAGCTCGGGGACGGGCTCGGGCTCGGGTGCAGGCTCGGGCACACCGCCTTGCGCGACCCACTCCAGATAGGCGGCGTAGTCGGTGTTGGCGGGGTCGGGTGGAATGAAGGCGTTGTCCGCGAGGCGGAGAATGGTGTCGCCGGTGGTGAGTTGGTAAGTCATGAGTTACAGCTCGATAGCAGCGATGATGCCAGTCATGAAATAGCCAGTTCCAGCGCTAGGAGTAGTAGCCGTCCATCTCACTCCGTCAACAGACTGATTTTGGACTGTTCGAGTGCTTGTGAATAACGACTCGCCGCCACTAGTAACAGTGCATGTGGGCGTTGCTCTCATTGTGACCGGGAAGCGTGTAGTCGCGTGATAGGTGGTTCCGTTGTCAACCTTGCCGCTCCAAATGTGTACATCGTTGGCCGCATCTTTGTAGTAATACCTCTGACACAACGCCAGCTCCTGCCCGTAGCTCCTGCGCTCAAACGGGGTGGCGACGCTACCGGCTTCAAGTTGCACGCCGGTGATGTAGAAGGTGGCGCCGTTGGTGCCGATTACAGAAACTGCACCTGTTGCGGAAATGAATTGCGAGCCAGCCCAAGCTCCTGCTGTGCCGCTGTATGTGGAGCCGACACCTAATCCAAGCTGAACACGAATACCAACGCCATTTGTAACAAGCCAAGTTCCACTGGTGTCGCCAGGAATAACGACTGACTTGTACTCCCAAGTATCAGCAGAGGAAATTGAATACGTGAAAGGATAGGAACGGTTAAAAGCACTATTTGTAACTGCTCCACCAAACGTTCCTGTGAGGCTTGAGCGAACCCAGAAGGATAAGGTGACACTCTTAGCCGAAGCTGTCCCCCAAGCCAAATCTTCTACATTTTGACCTTCAATGTACTGAACAATAGTGGCAAATTGAGCAGCACTTAGCGAGCCATCTGCAGTGGTTGTGGTGAACTTTAATGATTTTGAGAAGCCTGAAGGAGCTGAACTGTCTTGAATTACGGTGGCGGCACCGTCTGTATCTTCAGAAACCCCCCAACGGTCCAGTGTGTATGTGACAGAGGCTCCAGGCGTCACACTCGCCCCAGCATTCCGTTGATCAATCCGCATATCACCGTTGATGATGCGGTTACGGGTGCCACTGAGCGGTCCACCGTTAAGGCTGCTGAGCTGCGCGGTGGCGGTGCCGTCTGATGCCAGCACGATGGCGGGCGAGGCCGCTGAGGCGTGTTGAAGGTTTGTGGTCTTGAGCGTGCTCACTGGTCAGCCTCCTGGGGGTACGGGTAACGGCTGCGGATCTCAGCAACCTTGGCCTGCCACTCCTCGATGGTGGCTTCACCGCGCTGCGCCTTGAAGAACAAAGGATCGGCTTCGGTGATGTAGGCGTTGGCTCGATTGCGTTGCGCGGTGGCCAGTGCCTGTTCTTGAGCAACGATGACCGCTGCTGCATCGACCTTGGCTTGGTCGAGCTGGACTGGGTTGCCAGCGGCGTCGAAGGCTCCAGTGCCATCGTCAATGGTGACGACCTGTGGGTAAGCCTTACGGATAGCTTCGTGGTTAAGGGTCATGCTGCCACCTCCATAACGGTGATATAGGAGAAAGTGCGTGCATAAATAGTGGTATCTGAATCGGTTACACTGCGATTTACATAAGACGTGTGTGATCCGTTGTTGACTCGCATCTGAACCTTGTAAGTTATTGATGAAGCAGTGGCAGGCGTGTCCAACAGTTGTGCGCCGAAAGGAGTATTACTTTCACCTGCCCCTTCCCACATGAACGTTGCTCTTGTGCGGCTGCCAGCGGCGTCGCCAACCATGACCGCAGTGGAATCGCGCAAAATTCTTGCATGTGCAGAAAACACGCCACCCACAGCCGTGCAGGCCAAGCCAAACTGAACAAGAATCTTATTTGATGAAGAACTTGGAGTTATGGAAACAGACAAACCTGTTACGTCTAAATAAGTCGTGCTATTTGTTGAGAACGTATCTGTTTTTGTTGTTTGCACTACCTGTAAAATTTTGCCGCCATTTGCCCAACTCAACGCCCCCGAGCCATTGATGCCAGTGATTGTTCCAGAGCCAGCAATGGTGATTGGCATGATTAGACGATGACCCAGGATTGGCCGGACGGAATGGTGACCGTGGCCCCACTTTGAATTGTGATGGGCCCGGCTGACATGGCATTTTTGTTTGTCGTCAGGGTATAGGAAGTCGTCACAGTTTGGGAGTTCTCATAAAACACATCATCCGTGCCGCCGCCTGTTGCACCACCACCGGCTGCTGCCCAGCTAAGTGTGCCCGAGCCATTGCTGACCAGTGCATAGCCCGAGACTGCAGCATCGGTTGATGGCAGCGTCCAAGTGACATTGCTAGCAATGCTGGCCGGACCCTGGAATGCAACCCAGTTCGATCCGTTCGCAGTGGCTTCACCAAAGCGCACATCCGACTGGTTGTCCATCAGCAGGTCGCCAGTCAGCGTGCCGCCGGTGGTAGGCAGGCCACCGCTAACTGTGGATGCAATCGTGACGCTGCCAGAGCCGTTTGTGATCGAAATGCCAGTGCCAGCTGTGAGCGTGGACTTGCTCAGCGTGTTGCCGGTGCTATTGCCGATCAGCAGCTGGCCATCCGTGTAGGTCGTTTGGCCGGTGCCACCATCAGCCACACCCAGCGTGCCGGTGATGCTGCTAGCACTGAGATCAACCGCCAGCTCAGTGGATTCAATCACCAGGCCGCCATTGGCTTTCAGATCAGCTGAGAAGCTGTTGCCAACCAGATCAAGGCCATCACCAGCGGTGTATGTGGTGTCAGTGCTGGCGATGCTGATGCTGCCATTGCCGTTGGTGATCGTGACATTGCTGCCAGCAGTCAGCGTTGACTTTGCCAGCGTGCCATCGGTCTTGCCGATCAGCAGTTGACCGTCGGTATAGGTGGTCTGCCCTGTGCCGCCATAGGCCGTGCCGATCGTGGTGCCATTCCAGACGCCGGTGCCGATCGTGCCAACACTGGTCAGGCTTGAGCTGACAACACCACTGCCGAGGCTGGTGGCATCCAGCACCTTGTTGCCGGCGATGCGGTACTCCTTGGCGCTGGCAATGTTGACGTGCTCGCTGAACGTCCACGCATCTGTCGCGTCGATCCAACTGATCGTCTTATCAGTGGTGCCTTTCAGCGTGATGCCGCCACCATCAGCCGTCACATCCGATGGCGTGGTGACCTTGCCGATGACGATGTTCTTGTCTTCAACATCCAAGGTCTGGGTGTTGATGATCGTCTCGGTGCCGTTGACCGTCAGATCGCCCTGGATGATGACGTTGTTGTCGAACGTCGCGGCGCCGGTAACATCCAGCGTGCCGGGCACATCAATGTTGCTGGCCCACTCAACACCAGTGCCAGCTGCATCGGTCTGCAGCAGTTGCCGCGCTGTGCCATCAGCCAGCTTGCTAACGGCGATCTCAGCGTTGCTAGCTATATCCGCATTGACGATCGGATAGGCGCTCAGCTGGCTCCAAGGCGTGTAGGCCAGCGATGCCCATGCGGTGCTGCCATCACCGATCTTGATCTTGTTAGTGTCTGACTCAATCCCGATCTCACCAGCCAGCAGCGTCGGATTGGCAGCAGTCCAGTTAGCAGCCGTGTCGCGCCGTTGCTTCTGAAGGGCGGTAAGCGTAATGCTCATCAGGCTCCAGGTGGACTCACCACATAGTCGCGGGCAGGGCTAGCGGAAGCCAGGCCAGCATCCAGAATATAGGCGCGAGCAGGTGCTGCGGCTGCTAATCCAGCATCGAAGATCAGGTCGCCGATGTCGATCGGTACGGTTTCAAGCTCGACTTCTACATCCCATCGCCCACAAGATGCGTCGGTGATGGTCGGTGCACCAATGTATCGCCACGCATAATCGCTGATGAGCGGCACTGGAGCGGTGGTGTAGCCACTCCAGACTTCAGTTGAAAGAAAGAAGATGTCGAAACTGCCGGAGCGGTTGTCGTAATGATTGCGGATCAGCGTTACGTCTGACTCTTCCAGCAACCTGAATGTCAGCCCAAGCGTCTGCGCAATCCGTCGGTTGCCACGCCTGAAGCCAGTCACTACGCCTGACAGGCTGATGCGCATCGCACTGGGCACACCACCTGGGTTGTAGGTGCGAGTGGATGGAACCAGCGCAGGGAAGGTGCTCATCAGATTGGCACCGATTCCAACGTCACAGTTGCGTTGTATCGCATGGGTGAGGCGATGCCAACCTCAAATGCACTGGCATAGCGCCATTCATAATCAACAGCGGCAACAGGCGGCGTGGTGTAGCCAGCCCAGACCTCAGCCGATAGCGCAAACGGAATGAGGGTGCCCTGTTGGCCTTCGTAATGATCCAGCAGCAGCTGCATTTCGGTTTCGGTTAGGTATTGATACCCAAGCTGGAGGCGCTGCACCACGCGATCGCTGCCGTACTTGAACCGCACATTGGCACCACTGACGGCTTCATAGGTGCCTTGCGGATAGTCGCCGTAGCTCAACGATCTGGTGCTTGGTGTCAGCGAGGGATAGGTAGCCATCAGATCACCTCGAACGTCCCGTTCACCACTTCGTTGCTGATCTCAGCGATATCGCTGCCATCCACAGGGAAATGCGCGGCCTCGATCACGCTAAGCCCGTCGCTGCTGTGTTTCACGCGGGTGATTTGATACCACTCAATCTCCTGCCGGTTGTCGCCGCGACTGTTGATGCGTTGGCGTTGCACTTTAATGATTTGAGTTGGGATCAAACTGGTGGTCAATAGCGGCGTGGAGAAGCTGACCACATGCGTTGAATACTTACGCCGCGCCAGTTCGTACTTGCCATAAAACGCAGCATGGGCGGCACTGGTGCAGAAGTCCGTCATGTCGAACTGGACCGTCGGCGCATTGCTATCGGTAGTGGAATAGCGCACGGTGGTCGTGCGCTGAATGCCAATGATCAGCGGATCAGCTTCACGCCAGACCAATGAGATGTTGACTGCACGACGCTGATCAGCATCGAAATATCGCTTCTGGAACGTACCGGGGATGATGTTGGCCTCGGTGAATGTAGCCGCAGCGGTCAGAGCAGTGGTCTTGATCGTATTGCCAGCATTCAATGGCAGGATTGGCTGCAGACTATAGCGGCCGTTGCTGGAAACAAACGAGAGCAGAAAGAATGGCGCCGTCTTGGCAATGTAGTCAATCGTATTGATCGACTGTTCGATAATGCCGTTGAAGAATAGGCCGGTGTTGGTGCAGAACGTCGCCAGCGCCTGCAGATTGCTCACATCAATCGGAGCGGCGATGCTGGCAGTAGTTGCCCCGCTCACGCGTTTCATCAGCGTGAACAGGTACATTGCTAGGTCAACAAACTGATTGCTGGCCCCGGTTTGATAGACGCCACCAACTAGGCCATTGCTATATAGATCAACGGTGGTGCCATTTTGATAGAAGATCGATAGTTGCCGTGTGGTGGTTGGATAGGAACCAGAACTGGGTTGATCGTAGATATTGCCGTCGATCTCAAGAAAAGTGATGTCTGCAAAATTGGTGAAATCCGCAGTGCTTGGAGGGGCGGTTGGGTCGAGATAAGAGCTAAGTTTCCATTCATATTGGACGCCATCTAGCGTGCCAGTATCTGCTGGCAGTGAGGTGTTGATACGATTGTTGACTGTGCCAGTGCCGTAAAGCACGGTGTATGGGCCGGTGGATCCAAGGCTGGCAAAATATCCGGCGGCTTCTTTTGCGTAAACTGTGATGCCAAAGTTATCAATATATCCAACAGGATTGCCGCCAATTAAAGTGCCGCCAGAAAATACACCATTAAGAATGATAGTGACACCCGCACCAGGCGTAATGCCAAGACCAGCCCAATAGGCGGATGTGATGTCTGCTCCGGTTTTATTGTCAAACACTTCGACATCAAGCGTTGCATAGCTGATAACAGAATTATTAGTGTCGCCACTCCCTCGTGTGATTGCTTGGACCTTGTAATAGTAGGTTTCAACATCAGGCCAACGTTCTGTTGTCCCGCTTGTGCCAAACAATGGGGCCAAATACGAATAGGCATTGTAATCACAGAAAATTTTGCCAGAACTGATGGGACAAACATTTTTTGCCGCTGCCATCGTTGCAGCCGAGGCATAGTAATGGGTGAGCGTTAATGTTCCTGCGCTGGAAAAAGTCTGAATGCTTTGCGTGCCAACCCATGCCTGATACTTCACAGGCGAACTGACCATCTGCCCTTGACTGATGGCATAGAGAAAACTGCCGACAAAATCAGATGAGCCAGTTTTGACCAGCGCAGGTTGCACCCATGTGCCGCCCACATTGCCGCTGCGCTTGCAGAATACAATCGGCACTGTGTCACCAGCTGCGGCAACGGTTTGCTGTTTGCCTAGATCGGTTTGCGGCTTTTTGCTTTTAGTGATTGCAGCATCGCTGCGGGTTGCTGTAGTGCCAACTTCTGCAGATGATTGCGATGGTGCGCTGTTGGCTGCGGCGACAAGCTCGGCGCGATTGTAAATACGGCCATTGTAGTTTACCTTAACAATTCGCGACCTGAGACCAGAATCGCCCCCCCCTCTGGTTCTGATTACTTCTCTATTAAGAATCCGCTGGGCTTCTTCTGCTGAGATCGTCATCAACCCTGCCTCCGATATGTCCAGATAGCGGCTGAGATCACGTCCATCGTTTTCAAGAATGTGCCGGCGCTGATGTTCTCTACAGCGCAGTCACCCTTCAACTCTTCTCCGCCTGTTGTCAGATAAACCACACGCTCATCCACGACCTTCATCGTGACGCCCTCATGAATCCCATGATCGGCGCATGTCACCTTCAGATCAATGGCCAAGACGGTTTCGCTCATTGCCCCGTCTGCCGGATCAGCATGTCTGCTGTGATTTTACGGGTCGGCACCTGCGGCTTCAACTTATTGATCGCCGGGTTCACCGTCCAGCTGATCGCCTCATCGCTCAGGCTCGCCCCTTCAATGCTACCGATGTAACGGCTGATCAGCTGAGCACTGGCAGCATGGAAGGCATCCTCACCAGCATCTTGGATGTAGAGCGATGCGATCACTAGGTTGTCGGCTGCCATGGCCGTGTCGGTAATGTCCACCAGATCAGCTGTTGCAGCGATATCAATCGACAGATCATTGATGGATGCAGCAGCCGTTGAGCCGAATCCATCCACATCGAAGGCCAAATAAAAGTAGCTGCCGCCGACGTTGGCATCAATGCTCAGCGTCTGTGCCACCTGATAGAAGTTCTGCCATTGCCTGGTCGGGATCCTGAGGCCACTGCCAGGATCGATCACGTTGTCCCGATCGGAGTAATACTCCAAGAAACACATGATGTCGTAACTGGCCATCAGATCAGACCCAGCCCAGCACGCACATTGATGTCGCCAGCCAATAGCGCCAGCGTCTGATCAACGCCTGCCTGCACTGCACGGCTCAGATCCTGTGTGGTCACAAAGTTGGTGCCATCCATCTGCGTCACCGGGCCAGTCTGAATGCTCACGTTGGCGGAGCTTGGCATCACCACGCCGCCCTCGGCGAACTTGGGAATCGCTTTGCCGCCACGCATCCCGGCCAACCAGTTATTAGCGAAGCCAGTGGCCTTGGATTGCGGCACGATGTATTCCGGCTCGCCACCTTCACCAACCATCGCCAAGGTGGGCCCGGAGACCACGCCGCCATCAGCAAAACGAGGAATACTGGGCGATGGCAGTCGAGGGATCTGGGGCAGCTTGAGCGCAGCCAGTGCCTGGTTAGCCCCTGCGATGATGCCATTGATGGCATTCACAACTGAGCTGATCGCGCTACCGATGCCGTTCAGGATGCCATTCACAATGCCCTTGATCGTGGTGGCAGCGGCTTGGAAAGGAGCAGTGAGCACACTGCCCAAACTGGCGAAAGCGGTCTTGATGCCGTTGACCAGCATTTGGAAGCCGGTCTGAACTGGCGTGATGAAGG